AAATACTCATGTCAACATCCTTATCTTAAGCGAGTATTTCGAAGTCTCATTGAGAGAGCTCGTTTACGGTTAATCGTAGTTTGTTCTAATCTGCGCTTACGAGATGCAATTCGTGCACCAATTTTGCGCCGTCTCATTTCAATGTAATTCATTTTGACGATTTGACCATTTTGAATCTTATAGCCCTTTGTCGTCGATTCTTTTTTCAACATCTGGACTTTGCCATTCCGGACGCGATTTACAATAGCAACTCGTCCAACAACTCGTCTATTCTTTCTTACGAATCTTTGAGCGGCCGCAAACTGCAAAGAACGTTTAACGGCTTGTTCTTGCATCTGAGCAGCAGTTAAAGTAGCTTCTTTAAATTGGGTCTCAATACCATTTTCGAATTTAGCTTTAAGACTTTCTTTTACTTGATCAATAGTTTTCATTATGCAGAAACCTCCGTATTATAGCCAGCGTGAGCATTTACATTAGATGCGTTATCATCCGTATCCTGAGGTTCGTCATAGCAAATCGGAATATTCAATACTCGAGCAACACTGGCAATTGAATCAAGATTAGTTAGCAATTCAAATAAGAACGTATGATCGTCTAAGCATTTTTGCAGAATATCTGTGTCTAAATCGATGGTTGAGCCGTCATCTAAATTAATTTCTACAATATTGTTATTGCGAACAGCAGATTCGAACACTCCAATCAAATAATGGACGTCATCAATACTGTCAATTTGATCTAAAGTAATATCTGGAGCATAATCTTCAAACAACGGAAGATTTTTTAGATCTTCATAGTCAGCTGATTCTCCGAATGCTCTAAATCCAAATCGAGCATAACCGATTCCGTAGATATCGCCCTGAATATCTTCGGGAGTTTGATCATAAGTTGAATAGTCGCCATCCTGAATGGTTGATCCAAAATTTTGAGCAAACAACGGATCTTCAATAACAGACCAAGTGCCCAGGATGCGTTTAATATCTTCTCTACTTAAGCTTTCAATATCATTATTAAAAGCCCAAGGTTTAAAACTGTAATTTTCGCTCAGATTTTTAATAATCGGCTCGCTCGCCTCAGAAATAACATGAGCAGCTCGGGCAAATAAATTTGCCCTAATACTTTCTTTTAATTCGGAAATATTAATTAAATCCATATACGTATTCTCATAAAAATATGTTTAAAGTATTTATGCATCTTGATTTTGTTTGTAACTATATTGAGGATCCATAAATTGAGCTGGATTAGCAATCTGGTATTTCATTTGCGTCTGAGCTAATTGATTGTTTAGTACGACGGTCTGCATATGCTCATCAGTACTAGATTCAGCTTTAATCTGCTTTTTGATCTCGTCAATTTCCTCTTCAGTTAATCCAATAACCTTTTTATAGATGTATTCTTTAGACAAATATCTTCCGGCAAACGCGTCAAACGCTGGAAGCATGTTTGCAAGTTGAGCCATTTTTTCACTGCGAATTTGCTCTTTAAAATAATTATCTTCTGAATAAATGTACGAAATTTTATTTTGAATAGCATCCCAATCATCAGGATTGATAATATTTTTAAGAATTAATTGAGTGCCTAATAATTCTTGGAATAATACGTTGAATGAAGATCTCATTCTTTCGATCATTCTAAAGAATCGAACTTCATCGCGACTAATAATTGTGCCAGCAGAAAAATATGAGCTTTGATCATTCGAAAATCTAGACGCGGGAACACCCAACGCAGAGAACAACTTGTTTTTAAAATAGTCTACTTCTGACGTATCTCCGCCATTCGTGCCGCCCGGAAGAGTGTCAATGCTTGTACCCGTAGAACCGCCACCGCGAGCAAGCCAAAAGTCTTCAGTCAATGCCATAAACGCCCGGTCATTTTTGATTTTACCGGTATTAATATCATAAGCAGTTTTCGTTTTGTATTTGTCTGCGATTTCTTTTACATATTGCTCAGCTTTTGCTTTAGGTAAGTTGCCGGTGTCGATATAAAAAATTCTACGCTCGGGCGCGCGAGACAGCCTGTAAATGAGCATCGAATCTTCCATCATTTTAAGATTATTCGCAACTTTTAAGGCTTTATGCAAATAACCAATTACCATTCTTCCAGAAGAATCAGTAATGCCAGACGGAACATATGCAACAGAATCTCGAGTTAGAATTCCAACCGATGACATATTTTTTAAGTGCATTCCTGAATATATAGAATTCACTCCATGGCCTTCTTGTCTGCTCATCGCAGTATTGTGGCTGTCATCATAATGAAAATATTCTTTGTAGTTGTTAATGATAAGCTTTGACGTTTCTTTATCAATAACTCGATTTGTTTCAGAGATTTTTTTAATTTTTCTGGGATCGATAAACTGCAAAGACTGAATACCTTCTTGCAGATTTTCATAATCAATATTTTTATAGTAATTTAATCTTGAATCTACTAGCCAACGTTTAAAAATGCTATGACCTTTTCTATTAAACATTAACAGATCGTAGATATAGTTAAACTCTGTATGAATCGCCTCTTTAGTTGCCTCGCTAAATTGTTTTTCGTCTAAATTGGACAAGTCAATATTGATCGCTTGAGTGCCATCTTTAGGAAAAATAATAGCTTCCTGAACAATTTCGTCTAGACACATATCAACTTCTGGGACAAGAAGAAGATTTCGATATTCATTAATTAATTCGTTTTCTTCTTTAATATTGACGTCTAGATTAAGACCGTTAATATTTGCTTCGAATCCTAAAGCATTTGGCGCGGCAACACTCGTCTGTAAAATAACAGACGAATCTGATTGAACAGCGTCCATTGCGATAGGACTATTAGGAACCTGTTTATCAGAAATAATTTCAATACCAAATAGTTTCAGAGCCATCAAACAATACCTTTATTCAGGATTTAAATTGTATTTATTAATTGAAATAAAAGGGACCCAATAGGATCCCTAGATCAATGCCTAAAGCTTAGATCTGAACAGTTGTGCCAGAAATTTTGTTAGTGATGAAATAATCATACGCAAAATTCACTGAGAATTGTTCAATTTGATCGTTCGCGTCCCAGGCCAGTTCGATAGGACCGATCATGGTGGGCCAAGCATTTTTCAGAGTGTATGTTTTTAATCCATCAGGACTAATTGTAGAACATAAACCGCCGTCTTTGCCTAATTGAGTTACGGTAATGTCTACATAATATGCGGCCATATTAGGAGCACACATCGTTTCAATTTGGTTAGTGCCATGATCGATCAGAGCCATTCTGTTTTGCCAGGCTTCAAAAGCATTTCTAACCAGAAAGTCTTCATCATTAATGACCTGAACTGACCAATCTTCAAATTGACGATCACCTGCGAATTTTACAGTACGACCGAAATATTGCAAGTTTGCGGTACCAACTAACATCGCGGGTAAACTTGCGGCGCGACACATAAATGTGAATTCAGTATCGGCTCCACTAGTTTGGCCTTCAGCAGGGAAAGATAATTTTACTTCAAATAGATTCGGGCGAGCTCCGCCGTATTCAAGATGAGAACGGAATTTAGTAGCGTCAAAAGCCATATTACACCTTTATTTTAAAAATAGTTTTTATGAAAATATTTATAAGAGGGAGCTAACTCCCTCGTATTTTATTCAGAACCAGTGATTTCTTTAAACGAAGTGGAAGCATTAACAATGTTAAATGCAAGCATAATATCATTAATCACATAGTTTGGCTTAATATAGATTTGACCGACGAATCCATTATTTTGAACTACTTGCGGAGTGTTCACGGTAGAATCTGCAATAATCTTATAAGAGATAATTCCTCTACGACCTTTTGCATCTTTCAGAATCGGATCGATCATCGCGATGAATCTGCGCTGAGTAAATTCATCGTTGAATTCGAACAGCAGTTCAGCCGCCGCAGTTGCAATAGCCTTTTCAAGAATAATCATTAAGCGACGAACATTAACTCTCGAAAGCGCGGTATTTCTACCAAGAATTGTTTTATCGCCGAACAATACAGGACCAACAACCGGAAGATTAATGACAGGGTTAATATCAGCCGGATATAATACGTCTCGATTGGCTTTATCTGCGTTCCAAGCAAGCTTCACAATATTGCGTAAACGACCTTTTGTAATACCAGCGGCAGAAACCCACGGATCGTTGTTCAAATCGTTCATCGCATAAAGACCGGCCGAATCACCGCAGCACGGAACCCATCTGAAGGTATCATTGTACTTGTCGTAGATGTATTTCCAGTTACTATCCAGAGTTGCATAAGAAGAAGAACCTAAAAGATTCCGCGCAACAATAGAGTCGGTAGCTTCACGACCTTCGTTGTACAATACGGCTTGTAAAGGAACCGATAAGAATACAAGCATGTCTTTTCTAATTTCAGCAACGCTGTAAATCAGATAATTGGCAAGAACTGCGCTTGCTGCAGTCAGACCGCGAATAGCATTGCCACCAATAAGAATTCGAACATCGTACAATTCTTGGTTCAGGTATTTTCCATAAGCAGTAATGTATTCATCAAGACCGATAGTATTAACCGCGTCTGTGCCATCGCGCAATACGGTGTACGGAGCAGACATTGGAGCAGTATCAGGAGCAACAGCGCCAGCAAGAATATATGCAGACTTCTTATTAATTACGGTAACGTAGTACGCATCCAATCCAATATCATCTTGGAAACCAGCATCGGTCAATGATAGGTTTGAATAGGATTCGATAATCGCGCCAGATTGTTGGAAATAACCAGCGTGGTCGACAACAACCATATGGAAACGACCAGGAAGCGGAGCAGAAGCAAATTGATTAGCGTATTTCCACATTCTTAATACAGAAGTTGGAACGCTCTTACCAACATAAATTCTATCCAGAGTTAAAGTGCCTGCGGCCACTTCAACGATGGTATATCTGGCATTATCGACTAACAGAAAATCGCCAGGGGCAAAATAATCGAATACAGTTTCAGTTGCTGAAGTAAACGCGACCGGAATTTCTTTAGACCGAATTGCAGTATTAGTTACCGTCTTGAAGCTTAGCTTAGGCGCAGTAGTACCATTGGCAGCAGTCAAGTCAATGCTATACTGGCAATCTGAAGCACACGCGGAAACTGCGATATTATTGCCAACTTGCCCAGGATACCGCGCGGCAAATGAAACTACGTTTAAATCAGGATGCAGAACAGTTTCATCACCCATGGAGTGCTGGTTTAGTTCATACAGGTTTGGGATATAGACGTTAAGCGCCGGCAAAGAACCTTGGACGGCTTGCTCACCCAGCACGCACACCGCGTTTCTCATATTATCGTTTCCAATGCGAGTTAGCCAAGCACCAGAAGTATATGAAAAGAAACCAGTCAGAGTGAAAAAGTCAACATAGTTTAAATTGGACGGATAACCAAATCTTTTAACAAGGTCTGCTTCGTTGCTTACCAAAGACGGCTCATTTACTGGGCCCCAGTGGAACATGCCGGCAAATGCGCCAAGAGTTGATTGAGCAGCTGATACAACAGTTGACAGATCATTCTCTCTGACAATTACAGCAGGAGATAATGAAAAGGCCATAAGTTATTACCTCTTTTTATGATTTTAAATAATTCATTTGTAAATATATTTATAGATTATAGTTTTTTACACAACATGGCAATCGGAATTGATTTTTCTTTATCTAGCCCGTCTGTTTGTATAGCGGCAACAGACGATATTAGAAACTCACGCGTTTTTTGCTATCAACAATCTAAAAAAATGAGCCCGCTTAATGATTTTATTTACATGATGGCATATCCAACTTATTCTTCTAAAGAAGAGCGGTTCTTTAAAATTGCTGACAATATTATGAACTTCATTAAAGACTTTGGATCTTCTGAAACTGAAGTATTCATTGAAGGCTACGCATTTGGAGCAAATGGCAAAATCTTTGATATTGCAGAGGCAACATCTGTGCTAAAACAAAGATTGTTTGCTGAAAACTATAAAATTAATGTTGTAGAACCATCTGTTTTAAAAAAGTTCGCAACGGGGAAAGGTTCTGCTAATAAATTTTCGATGCTCGAATATTTTAAAATGAAACATCCAGGTTTCGAAATTGAAACGTCATTTGACGGTATCCGAAAAATAACTGATAAGATGATTCCGGCTCCTATTACTGATATTGTCGATGCTTATTGGCTAAGTCAATATGGAATTCATAAAAACGAGATTTTAAAAAATGGTTAATGGAATAAACAACTTAGATTATTTGACAAACACTCGAGCGACTCTTCAAATTCATGGGTTAGACGATGTGTCATTTTGCGCGACGGAATGGAATCTTCCAGGAATTTCTCTTCCTAATACGTTTCAACCAACTCCGTTTAGAGATATTCCAATCTATGGAGATAAATTAGAGTGGCAAAGTCTAACCGTAGATTTTATTGTCACATCTAGATTAGAAAATTGGAATGCAATTTTCCAATGGATGGTCGGCTTATCCAAACCAACTGAATTTCCTGAATTCTGTAACAAAAAATTTGAAACAACTGACGCAACTCTGCATTTGTACACCGGTAAACAGAACAAATTCGGAGAAGTAGTCTTTACAAATTTAGTGCCGACATCTCTAAGTGGATTAATGTTTTCTAGCAGAGATAACAACATCACTGAAATTTTATCCAGCGCGACATTCGAGTATCAGCACTATAAAATCAATTTACAGTAAACTCTCGACGTGTTATAATGATAAACAATTTTGGCCATATCAAGAGTTCGTATGAAATTCGAGGATATTGAAAAAGAGTGGGCAATAGATTCTGAAATTGATAGATCAGATTTAGGAAAAGCCGCGCTAGATATTAGTTCTTTGCATTCTAAGTATTTTAAAATTCTTCACGCTGAAAAACGCAATTTATATCTTCTAGTTGAAAAAAAGGCAGAATTGGAACATAATCTAGAATCATGGTTTCTAAAAACTATGACGACTGAAGAAAGAGTGGCGGCAAACTTGCCCGATTTTCTGGATAAGAAGGTGCTAAAATCTGATGTTGATCGACATATTGCTCGATACCCAGACATCGTTCAACTAAATTTAAAGATTGGGATTCAATCAGATAAAATTGAATTTCTAAAGGACATTATCAAATCAATTCATAATCGATCTTTTATTATTAAAGATGCTATTAGTTGGTTGATGTTTACTCAAGGACAAAACTAAAGGGCTTTAATAGCCCTTTGTTTTTACAGATTATTGTAGTAAAAGTACTTGACCCAAGCAGCGCAAATATCTGATCTTACAATATCATCCGGGCCAAATTTGATAACTGCTGAATAGTAATTTAAGTCATAATCCATTTCAATTGCATTTTCAATAAAATGTAAACCGTTTTTGTGATTTTTAATATCTGATTGAGTTGTGTCTCCTAAGAATACAACTTTAGAATTCGATCCAATTCGAGTTACAATTGCTTTGACTTCGTCAACTTCCAAATTTTGCGATTCATCGATAATAACAATCGCGTTATTGTAAGATGATCCTCTGATAGTTTCAATCGGCTGCAAAATAATTTGTTCTCGTTTAAGAGCCAATTCATACATAGATGCTCCTAAAAATTCTTTTAGCAAAGAAATTGCCGGAGCTAACCACATAGTCATTTTTTCAATCGCAGTGCCAGGAAACAATCCAATAGTTTTACCGGTTGAAATATTCGGTCGAGTTAGAATAATTTTATCAATTTTCTTTTCAAGAAACAATTTAGCAGCGTGAGCAATTGCAAGATATGTTTTACCCGTGCCCGCCGAACCAGACGCGATAATACATGTTTTATTAGAAGAATTTAGAGCAGACACGAACAGTTTCTGATTTACCGTTTTTGCTTGAATATTAAACGGATCTGATTTACGTTCTTTGAATTGTGTGTTAATATCTTGAGAAATGGCTTGAGATCCTCTTAAATCTCTAGTCTGAGCAACGGAATTATGTTTTGATTGTTTATTGAGTTTTCTTATTTGGCTTTTAGACAAAACTTTGTAAAACGTCTGTTCATAATTTTCTTCTAAGTTCATAAACTTCTTCTTATATTAGAGGATGTTGCATTTAACTAGAACATGATCTTTAAATAAGATCGTTTTTCATTGAATTTAAATAACTTCAATAAATTTATTTATGTAGCATTCGAACCAAAATGATCAAAATCACGTCTAAAAACGAAACAACCGCATTTATCGACGCGCCTAAAGAAGTTATTTCTGGCATTGCCGAAGCATTGCAATTTCGCCCTGAAGGATATTTGTTTAATCCTAAATATAAAGCGGGAATTTGGGACGGTTGGATTAGACCTGTAGATTATTATGGAAAGTTTCAAAAAGGACTTTTGGAAGACGTTGAATTGATTCTTCAGCAGTTGCATCTTAGTTATGAAATTGATAAAAGGGCGTTTCCTGTATTATCAAGCAGAAATATTGAATTATGCTCTATTGAGAATATTACAAACGACAAAGGTCAATTTATTACGCCTTTCGATTATCAGATCGATGCATCTAAAATTGCTCTTAAAAAGAAAAGATGTATTATCCGAGCGTCTACGGGTGCTGGCAAATCTTTGCTTCAATATTTGATCATCAAGTCGGTTTTAGAAGATAATCCGGATTCTAAAATCTTATTAGTTGTGCCGACAGTTTCTCTCGTAACTCAAATGTTTAATGACTATAAAGATTATTCATCGAAAGATGAGTCATTTGACACCGATGAATTGTGCCATATGGTTATGGGCGGAAAAGAAAAATATACTAAAAAGCCGGTCACAATTTCAACTTGGCAGAGCATTGTCAATATTGACGATCCAGATTTTTTCAAATCGTTTGACTGTGTTTTAGTAGATGAAGCTCATAAAGCATCGTCGTCATCGATCACGAGCATTTTGAATAAATGCGAGAATGCTAAAATGAAAGTTGGATTTTCTGGGACAGTTCAGAAAACAAAAACACATTTGACTGCTCTGAAAGGCCTGTTTGGCCAAGTGTACCAGGTGACCACGACTAAAGATTTGATTGAGCGCAATATATTATCTGAGCTTAAGATCAAAACAATTCTCCTGAATCATTCTGGTGACATTCCAGCAATGCTCTATAAGGATGAGCTTGATTACATTGTCCAGCATAGAAAACGCAATAAGTTCATTATCAACCTTGTAGATCAAACTGAAGGCAATAGTCTTATACTGTTCCAGTTGGTTGAAAAACAAGGGAAAGTATTATATGATATGGTCAAAGAAAAATATCCCGATCGCGATGTTTTCTTTATTCACGGCGGAGTAAAGCCCGCGGTCAGAGAAGAAACTCGAAAACTAGTCGAGAAAGCGGATAATGCGGTTATTATTGCGTCATATCAGACATTTCAAGAAGGCATCAATATCAAGAAACTTCATAATGTAATTTTTGCTTCTCCTTCTAAATCAGAAATTAGAGTATTTCAATCAATTGGTCGTGGTTTAAGAAAACATGAATCAAAGTCTGCAGCCGTTTTATATGATATTGCGGACAAATTTCAAAACTTGACTAAGAAAAATCACACGCTAAAACACTTTGAAGAACGACTAAAAATGTATGCGGCAGAAGGATTTAAGATTAAACATATTGAATTATCTTTATAGTCCTATTTTTTAAATATACTTAACGACGGCAAATAACAAGGATTGTTAGACATGAAAAACAAATATAATTTGTTTCTGTCTGCCGCTGTGTCTATATCGTTGACTATCTTTATTATGGTCGCTGCCGTTGCGGCTCCTTCCGATCCGCAACTTCCTTCTCACACATATCAATCTCTTTCCGCTGAAGTCAATTGGGTCGGTATTCAATTACCTGTTTGGGTTGGCTGGATATTCTATTTTGTGGGATTGATATTTGGTGCTACGCTATCGGTTCATCAAGACACGGCCGTAGACAGATACATTAAAGCTCCTAAATTAAAGCCGTACTATTCGTTCGGCTTTGGTATATTCTTTACACTATTCGGAATTCCATTATATTACGAAAACATTACAATTTGGCAGTTAATATTACCGGCAGTTTGTTCTGCTGCAATCGGCTCTCAAATGATCTATTACTTAATTAGTTCTGCTAAATATATTAGAGATGCAATTTTTCTAAAATTTGGAATTCAGCCACCTAAATACGAGGAAGATTCTAAAAATGATTAATGAATTTTCTAGTAACGTGCTGCTGATAAACGATTTGATGCCATATATCGGGGTCGCAATGAGCCTGTATATATGGGCATCAAATAAAATCAATACGAAACAGTTAGCAATTCAACTTGCCCTAGTTGTTACATTTCTAGTGTGGATTTTATTATATCTTGGCGATAATGATCCCACTTTTAATCCGTCCGTGTATACAGTATTCGGGCGAGTTGGATTTATTTTATCTATTTGCTTATTTTCATTTCAAAAATATAAAACAACGCGATATATCACGAAGTTGCACGCCAGAATTTCAGATTTAGAATCGAGGGCGCCAAATGAACCAAAAGATTAAAGAATTCCAAACTCAGCTTGGAGTACTCGCAGACGGTGAATGGGGACCAGTTTCTCAAGCCGCTTTAATGAAATCTAAGCTGGCATTTTCTGTCGATTTGGTGAAATTAAAATCTCTGCTAAAGCTGTCAGCATCTTTTAAATCTGAAAATCTAGATATTATTCTGGCCGAAATTAACAAATCCAAAGACGCAAAAAATCCATTGTTTGTTCCGTATATTCTTGCAACAGTTTACCATGAAACCGCTGGAACGTTTTCTGCTATAGAAGAATACGGTAAAGGATCACAATACAAATATGGTAAAGTGTTTACCGGCAAAAACGGGCTCAAATTCGGAGTTGCAAATTCTAAGGGAGATCCATATTCATACACCAAATATCCTCATTTGTATTACGGCCGAGGACTGGTTCAATTAACATGGTTTGATAATTATAAGAAATATTCAGAAATTCTTGGACAAGATATTCTAAACAAGCCGGAACTGGCATGCGGCATCAGAATTGCTACTGATATTATGTTACATGGTATGGTAAATGGCGGATTTACTGGAATGTCATTATCAAAATCTATTAAGAATCCGTCACTAAAGGATTATATTCAAGCTAGAAAAATTATCAATGGATCTGATAAGGCAGAACTTATTGCTAATTATGCTTTAAAGATTTTGAGTTGTATCAACATTAACGTCTGACTTTTCGTCACAGGTACATTCAAATCTTTCTTCTAAGAGACGATTAAGACTGATGGATGAAAAGAAAAATAAAAACGATGACATGGCAAATTTAGTATAGTCCAAAAGTTCATTTAATTGCCATGCCATAATATTGGAAATGATGTTTAGAAAACTTGCAAATAAAATAACTAGCGTGCAAATTACTAAGCCGATATGAAATTTTCTTATTTGTCCGTGATCCATAACCAAATCCGTGGTATATCATTGATTTTATAGATTTTATTTATAATAACTTTATTGAAAATCAGAAACAAGTAACAATATTTATACCTTCATTGCTTCGAAATATTGATTCAATTGAAGATAATCTCTCAAACAATCTTCGAGAGCATTGTGAGAAATAAGGTTATGCTCTGACATTAGTTCCTCTTTATTCGGAGCGTAACCATTATTAACGTCGTACATAATATCGAGAGCAGTTCGAATATCTCGAACCTTCCAGTGATTATAAGGAATTGGAAATTTATGAGAATTATGAATTTTGCTCATAATGTTATTATAAATTACAATATCAAAGTGCGGTGCCCTAATAAACGTCTTGGTCTTATCGGTAACTCCAATATCTAAGCACCATTTATGAAAATCTTCAAAGCATTGATAAACAGTTACCTTGTTTTTGGCTTTAAAAATTTCTTGAGCTTCTTGAGATTGTTTGCTCCACCACCTGATGGTTTCTGCATTAGGCTTTAATCCGAGCTTTAGCTGTTCTTTGATAGATACAACTCGATAGAATCCAGTTGACCGCAATTCTTTAACAGAATTTCCCCAATTACCAGCAATAGCACCCATAGAAATAATCGGAGCTTCAGCTGGAATATTAGAAACTGTTTCGAAGTCAAAGATCAAAAAATCGCAGGACATCACAAATCTCGATAGCTTAAAATAAAATATTCTACCTAAAGCTATCGAGATTGTAAACAAATTAAATGTTACGAATTATTCTTAATGGACTTTACCATATTCAAAATGAATATCCGCGAATGATTCGGCGATAGACACAGTTTTAATCATCTTCATATCAATCGACTGAATTTTGACGTTTGTCTCTTTATTAGAAAACGATCTACTGAAAATGGGTCTTGTTTTGTTTTCTTTCATGCACTCCTCATCAATCATTTCGGCCCAAGTCAAAGCAATTTCGACTAGCATTTCACTCGAATCGTTTAAATTGGAAATACTATCCTTTTCAATTTGCACTATAGTTGCGTCATCAATAGTCTGCCCAATATCTGGGCTCCATACTTTAAATTCAAGAATATTAGAATCTGTGCTTTCAGCCATTTTTAACCCTTTAGATTTGAATAAGGGCCGACGAATCAGCCCTGTTTGAATAGATTAATTTAATCTTTCGCGTCAGTCAAAAGATTTCAACACTTTTTTATCATATTCAAAAAGAAAATCTTCAGCTTCTAAATATTTAAAGAAGGCTGGATACACATGCAGAGAGTCGCACGTGTACTCAATATTGCTCTTAATTAGATCTGGATAATGCTGGAGCAATTCCGAGTACATTTTGTTGTAGACATATTGATGCCACGCCAGATCATTCGGATAGCCAAATACGGCATCGCAAGATCGTTGTTTTACAAAATACATCAGACGATTGTTTCGAATATAGTGCTGAGTATACATTGTGCACATATAATCTCTCATGCCATTTTTATTCCAGTCAATTTGCATCGATGGTCTAGAATAAATGATTTGAGCCTGACGACTATTTTTGTCGCTGATCAATTTTTGAATGCAATGTTCGTACTGAGAATAGTTCTCTTTAGAGAATACACACCAACCATAATTGGAATTGATTTTTCCCTCAGAGGATTTAATATCGTTCCAAATCTTCGGAATGTGTCCTGGGATGTCTTTTACATACAGTGATTCGGACAGATACCACTTCAATTCTCGAGCAATATATTCGTCATTTTGCGGTCGAATGATATACGGCTCATCTGCGATAAATGTAATGTTCAGCAATTCGAGCATGCCATCTTCAGTATATCTTTTAGTCTTATGATCAGAATAAAAGAAAACTTTAATGTCGTTAACAGTAATCATTGCGCGTCACCTCGTGCCTTTTGAATAATTTCGGATAAGCATTCATCTGAATACTCGTATTTTGGATTCGACCAGTCAATAAACTGCTTGTTTTGAATCTTGGATGTCTGGGTAACCCATTTGAATAATCCAAATTCTCTTCTGAGCTTGTCGACATCAACTGATAAAGATTTTCCGTCATCCCGCTGGATCAAATTATCAGGAGAATCTACAAAAGTCATAATAGACCAAGACTTTGGATTTTGAATAAACTGTTCAATGCTCGAAATATCTTCATTGAAATAATCATGACCTCTGTATAATGAACCGTATACGTATTCGCCTAGGTACGAACGATCCAAAATGACAAGATCGAGAAATTCAAGAAGTTGCTCGGACTTTTCAATTAACTGCTTATTGTAGAAAAATGACCAAATTCGCAATTCGCTTTTGGTCAAATTCTTGGGCGGTTTACCAGAATGGATAATTGAATAATTCTGAACACCATAATCGGTCACAAGTTTATTCGCTAAACTTGATTTTCCGCACCTGTCCATTCCTTCAATAACAATAATTTTCTTCATGTAAGTTTACCCCAAAGCCCTTCTGCGTATTCAGTGTACCCGATAGACAATAAAAACTCGGCAACTTCTCGTTCTCCGATATTATATTCTCGATTCCTGTGATATGGAATATCTGTTAGAAATACAGCCGAAGAATCTGCAGCTTTTCGAATCAGTTCAAAGTCTGGCTTGATTCGGTTTACTCTGTTTCCTTCTGCTGAAATGAATACAATATCATTTTCGGAATATTCTTGAGAGTTGGCTGGAATATCGGTTTGGCTGATAAAATATTTTCGATACGATTCAGTAGAAGATTTCGAAGATCCTCTTCCGATAAATTTCGTGCATAAATTTGCCTTTCGATTATCTTTATCGACATATTTAGCGTTTCGAGATGTTGCAGGGAGTTGAATCATTGGGCGTGGATCTAAACAGACTTGCATGAATTATACGTCAAGATTCGACTTTTGTATATTACAATTTTGTAATTTCGGATAAGCTTTGTTACAAAACCGCCTTTTAGAAGTATTTTAAAAGGCTTTTAAAGGTATTATAAGGGAAGCGAGAGGCGTGGAGCGCCGCAGGCGCAGGGTCCGTTTCACGGGGGTTTTTAGTTATTAGTAATATTTAAGATTTATAAAGGATTTTAAAAGATTTATTGTAAACAATAAAAGATTTAAGAAGCTTTTTAAAAGAATCTATGATTCTATTATACCAGTAAACCGAATCGTTGTAAACAGTTATTTTTAGTATATTTGTAAAAATTTATTCTCTTACGCGCGGGCGGGTACGTATACGGGTTTCTAAATGTATTCCGTGCAAGGCACTAAACTTTCTAGAACGCCCGCGCGCGGGTATACTATTCGTCTCACCAACCAATGGGCACTTCGGAAAGGAACCTAGGATTCCATTATAACCACGCTCCCGGACGTTGTAAACAGTTTTTGGTATGAGTGGCACTAAAAAAGGTACGAAAAAATAATATATTGATATTTCAATCACTTAATTTATTGCAATTTATCTATATTCTGAGTGCATTTTTCAAATACATCTTCAACTATTCATTAATTATGTCATCCTGATGATCCGGTTCACTCGGTTCAATTGAGACTGTCTAAAGACTATAGTTCCATTGACTAATGCTTTCCGATTGAATCCGCGATTACCTGAATGAAATATCAAATCAGGTTGTACTCAAAGACAACATTAAATGAACCCGGTTGCACCGGTTTGATTGAGACTATCTTGAGCCAATAGTTTCATTGACTGATGCTTTCTGATTACGCCGGATTCAAATTTGGCGCCTTAAATAATATCAGAAGTTTCGTCTGTGGTGTATCCCATTCATGAATACGCAGAAACACGTAATTTGTATAAAAGATAAGCAAGATCAAGATGCCAAACTGCTGGCTCTTTGCGAGCTAGCAAATAAAGCTCTTAGGACAAGCAACTATGAAAATCTCCAGTCCGTATTAGACGAAATAGAAAATCAAATTTGCATCTTTTACGAGCAAGAATAATTTGTTACAAATAAACGGTTTACACTACTAAGCGTGTTTATGTTAGAATCATATTTCTTTAACCAAATCAATCCTGGAATGATTGTTTTATGAAACGTTTCACCTCTGATCAACTTGAACTACTGTATCGCATCGAAAGCTGGACATCGATTAAGCTTAATGCTAAGCCAGCTAAGAAAAAGTATTTTACGTTTTCAACCGTTGGTTTACAGCAGAATCAGATTGATCACTTGATTGTATACGGAGAAAAATACGGAAACTACCGCATTGAACCGGCCGCTCAAGATAACTATATGAACATTGTTCTGAATTGATTTTTGGAAGAAATAAAATGTCTAAATTTTTAGTTTAGACATTTTTAGTTTACAGTTACAACAACTTAGTGTATTAATCATGATCAAAGAATACAAGCCGGTCGTCGAAAACTCAGAAAATCTGAATAAGATTGCCTATTCGCGCATTTCGAGCGATGAATTTGAATTGCTCGCAAAGCATCCAGTTCTCTATGCCAAAAGCACCCAAAGCGGGATTGTATTTCTTAAGCATAAGACGCAGAACTTTTCTATCAATCTCAGATTCAATGTTGATAACCACGAATTAAAAGATTTGCAAGTATGTTTTGGATCGCACACCGTGAAATCACGAGTGACTGTCGATGAGCAACTGATAAGCGAAATCAAACGCCATATGCCGCTTTCATTTTAAATAATATCATCTTTAAATAAACACTCGTAAAAATGGAAGCTTTCGAATCAGTTCATATTAAAGATTTAAGTCATCGCGCAATCAGATGGTGTTTTGTTAAATGTATAACTGCCCCATGCGAGTTTAAATTAATTCAGGATACGCT